CATCATCATATATATTTGTCATTTATATATAATGTAAATATAATGCTATAATACTTTGGATTTATAGTTTTGATGTGTACCATAAATTAGATAAGTATCCATAATAACTAGTACCAGCAGCACCTTCAGCATATTCACTTGTTTCTAAATTAGGTCCATTATTTACTATGCTATTTATCTCAAACACATTCAATGCACGACTAAAATATCTTAAATCAGATAATTTACCTGAAAATCCACCATTTTGGTTCACCATAACATCTTGATAATTTTGTTTTGGTACATGGTCTAAAACAACACGTCCAGATATTGTACCATTAACATATGTATCCAATACTGTGTTTTTCATACGAATAACAACATGGACCCAATTTTTAATTGGGATATTATCAATATCTAATTCTGTATTGACATCGTTGTATTTTACAGTACTCATTACTATATGTAAATTATTATTAGCAGGTCCTAAATATAAACCCGGGGAATTGTTGACATTTGCAACAGATGTAGTTGTTGAAAAATCTGTTGAACCCTTGCTAAATATGTGTTGATATTTATTTACGTCGTTACCAACATCATTTAAATATAACCACAAACTCCATGTAAATTCTAATCCTTCCGATTCATTGTTGGAACGATAAATAGGTACAGAATTTGCGTCTTTTGGATCTTGACTAATAATAACTGATTCCGATCCATTGATTAAACCACGAATGACATAAGGGTCTTCACTTGAGGAGGTAAAATATATCAATAATGATATTCCGATACGTAATAAAAACATAAAAAGGATAATTACCAATAATAAAAACGAAAACTTTGCAACAATTGTATTTGATTGCAAATAGGTTGTAGAAGCTTCATCAACATCTTTTGAAAATGATTCTATACCTTCGTTTAATTGGTCTTTTGATTGTGTAATTGTATCGGCAACAGTTTCATATCCTTGTTTAAATGTTTCAGAGATTTGTTCTCCATAATTAGGTTGATTTTGAGACATATTACTTATATATTATAGCATTATATAAGTAATTTCCTAAAATAGTTTAAATTTTGCGTGTTCTAGGTTATCTTTAAATACTGAAACATCTACACCATATGCGGGCATTATTCCTGTACGTCCATTACCTTTCATGTATTGATCGTATACTGTTTGAGGATTTAAAGGATGAGTCCAACGTTTAAAACGAGTAATATAAGCATCCATTATACCACAAGTTACAGTTGACGATGTAGGGGTTGCAGTTGTTGAACCTGGTGTAGTACCATCACCTACAGTAGATGTTCTTTGTGAACGAACCATTTTACCATCAATATAAGCATCGACAATATCATTATCAACGCTTACCACAAGATGAACCCATTTTTGAATAGGGAAATTGTCTGTAATCGTAACTTTTGTCGTTGAACCATCCTCTAATGGTGTTTCATAGACTAATGTAGGTGTTAATTTTTCTAAATATAGTCTAGCTTCTCCTTCTCCTTCTCCATCTCCTACCTTATAAATATATTTTTTACCACTTGTTTCCCAATTGTTTACAAATACCCATATACCATAAGCATAACGACGTGTTGTTGGCATACTAATTCCACTTATTGTGAGTTTTCCAGTCGAAATTGATTTATAGTCAGATAATTTTGATGATGTATCATACCAATAAATGTATATTAAATATATAATAACAGCAATAGCTATTCCTAAAAAGACAAATGTGGGGTTCATTTACTATATATATAGTATTCATAAAATTATAGGTACGGAGGATTCATTTTTGAGAAAAAATTATACATATAAGTAATTTGTGATTTTGTTAATGGTTCATTGTGATATTTAATATTACTAATAGATCCTTTTAAACCATTATTATCACCTATACTAAATGTATCCGTCACTAAATATTGTGGCATTTTTTGTAATACATGTGTTTTTACTAATTTACCGTTTACAAATACATCTACCGTATTACCATTATAATTGAATACGAAATTATTCCATTTTTGAAGAGGTAATGTTATTTCAAATTGTTCCAAATCATTTTCGTCATTCGGTACATTTGAAAACACAACAATAAAACTGTATGGAGATTTTTCATCACGAAGTATTTTCGGATCACTTAATGTATTTGTTTGATTTATTTCATTATTTTTGAACTTTAACATTGGTTTCGCATTATAATTGAATATTTCTGAACCATTTTTATATGAACTATTCGCGTTTGATTCGGGATTAATATACACCCACATACTAATTCCATACTTTGTTCTAAATGTAATTGGTTCATTGTCATTGTTAATCAAAGCGATATCTTGTGAATTATGAATGTTTCTCTTTTTTTCTAAAAACATGGATTCTTTTAATAATTCAGTACCATTTACAGTCATTGCTTTATTTATATAAGGAGGCAAATATATCAATCCCAATATCAATAATATCTCTATACCAAGTAATACATATACATCTTTTGTAGTTGCTTTAAATTCCTTCAATAAATAACGTACTAAATCATTAATCATACAAGGAATATAAAAAATCAAATAGGATATGAATCCAACAACCCCATCCAAAGAACGCAAATAATTACCTATAAATGAAAATGTTATTGATAAACCTATTATCACAGCAAATAATACCATTATGTAAAACACATATTTGGCTAATTCAAAATTATAATCGGATAAATCAATATAATTATAAACTAAATATATTCCAAACATTAGACCTAAAGCATACATCCCAAATCGTAATGAATCATTATCAATTGTGCTTGTTCGTTTATTTATTGTAGAATAGGTAAAATAAAGAGGAATAATTATTATAGCAAAGTAAATAAATATATCACTCATCCTGTATAATGCATTAGGGTTTGTATTTGCATAAAATAATACAATAGATGAAAATATGATTATTGATAATAATAAAACATAATTTATAATTGTATTACGATATGATGTATTTGTAAACAATAAATCACTATATTTACTAAAAAAATCTGTAATATTACTAAACATCGTATATAGTAATATTACATATTCTCCATGGCTGTTTTTTTACCATGACATTCTCTACACAACGCCACTAAATTATCGACGTGATTAGAACCGCCATATTCTAAACGGACTTTATGATCTACCTCAAACCATGCTGTCAATTGTTTTTGACAATCACCACATACCCATCCTTGATTAGATGCGACGTATTTTTTTTTCGTCTCACTAACTGAACGTTTGGTACCTTTTTTACCTGATCTCAATATTGTATTTTCAGATTGCATGTGACGATCATTTCCACCAATATTAGAATTATCAGTAAAATTCAAAAATGGACTGATGATATTTTTGGCATCTTTATCAACGGGCATGTATTTTAAATACTCATTGGATGCTTTCATTATATTAGACGCATTTGTCGGATCCTTTTTAATTAACCAATATAACAGATAGGCTGCAAAAGTAACACCTGCCATTTTATAATACTTTTGCCAAGACATTAACGTTTTTAAATATTTTCCATCAGTATGGATATTATAAATAATTAATGATGTAATGATTAAAAAATACAATTCTATTCTCATTTATATTATTATTATATTTTTTCGTCTACCTGTTCGCATATCATTGTTTCATAAGAAAATACAGGAATATTACTAAAATTACAATGTAGACCAAGTAAATATAGTGTTTTTTTAAATTCATTTTTTTCATTGCTTTTGCGGTTGCGGATTCGTATTGCAACATATATTCAATTCGTGCCTGTTTTTGACTAATTTGTTTTTTACCTAATTTTATATTTATTTTATTGTGTATAAAGTGGACCCATTTTTGAAAATTTTTCGCTGTATTTAAATAGGGTGATACTGGATATTTATCCAATAAATCATTGAAATTTTTTGCCATGGTTTCATCGGGAATAAACAAAGGAAAATTCATTATTAAATCATAATATTTCTTTTTAGTAACATCATTTGCGTTTTGGGGATAATTATATGATATTGTATGTAAAAAAAACCAATAATGAGGACCCCATATTTGTGAATTCATGATTATATATTTTATAGATATATTGAAATGTTTATCATAACATAAAGATTATATTACATATAATACTAACGATGACAGAACAATATTGTAATAATTGTGGAAAGCAAGGGCATTTATATCATCAATGTAAATTACCCATTACTAGTAATGGTATAATCGCATTTAGAATTAATGACAATAAAGTAGAATACTTAATGATATGTAGAAAAGACAGTTTGGGTTATATTGATATGATACGTGGAAAATATAATATAAATGACGAATATTATATGTTAAGTATGATAGACCAAATGTCTATAAAAGAGAAAATTAACATATTACGAAATGATTTTGACACATTATGGAACAATTTATGGGGTCACAATAATGTAAAAAAATACAAAAATGAGTATGAAATTTCAAAAAACAAATTTGAAACTTTAAAATCCGGTGTTGTTATAAATGATGAAACCGTTTCATTTGCAACAATTATAAAAAAATCTAAAACAAAATGGACCACGCCGGAGTGGGGGTTTCCAAAGGGCCGGCGAAATTTCCAAGAGAATGATTATAATTGTGCTATTCGTGAGTTTTGTGAAGAAACGGGATATAATTCATCATATTTGCGAAATATAGAAAACATATTTCCAATGGAAGAAATTTTTACTGGTTCTAATCATAAATCATACAAACATAAGTATTTTTTGTCATACATAGAATATGAAATTAGCAATAATGAATTTAAACACCAGAAAAGTGAAGTAAGTGATGTGAAATGGTTATGTTATGACGAAGCTATTAATTTAATTCGTGATTACAATTTAGAAAAAAAGAAAATACTTGCTAATATAGATAATATATTAAAAACATATAGATTATTCCAATTGTAAAATATATTTTTGTATTATATATGAATAATACAAAACAAAAAATTTGTCCTGAAGAAAAAGAATTTAATCCAAATACAAAGCGTTGTGTTAAGAAATGTAAGGACGGTTTTGAAAGAGACGAAAATTTTAAATGTGTAAAAATTATAAAACCAGAAGATAAAGCAGAAGAAAAAGCAAAAGATAAAGAAGAAGAAAAAGCAAAAGATAAAGAAGAAGAA